CTATGGACTTCGACTTAGAAGATAAATATGCAGACGTTCTTCGGTACAACTCTTTCCGCAGAGCCAGCAATCGGCAAAATTTTTTAATGCCGACTATGTGTTGTGATTTAATAACTGCAATGTCTAAATCAGGCAAAACTCAAAGAGCGGCTTCTACTTTTGAAGTCGATAACCCTGTTCATGTTGACGCATGGAAAAAATGGTATGGAAATACTGTTTTAGATTTTGGTGCTGGTCTTTTAGATAAGTCATTAACGATGAGAGACGTTATGGGGATTGACTGTGTTTCTTTTGAGCCGTATTACACAGGAGGGAAAGATTCAGGGTTCGACATAGAAGGCGCTCGTTATATAACTGATGTTTTTCTTTCACGGGTTGCTGATGG